GGATTAACTGGTCTACAAACTCATCCCAATCTTCTTCCGAATTTAACACAATTCTGCCATGCTCGAACCTACCTTGTAAAGCCCAGATGATTCTGTCTGCTTTTTTTCTATTCCCGTGGGTCAAATCCACGATGTGAGCATAGGTGTTGTTCTTTCGCATCAAGTCCGAAAGATAGGGCAAAACAGCGTTCTTTAGTGCCCCCCTCTCTATCCCCACACTTAAAGGGCGGTAGTCCCGAATGGCAATCAGTATCTTAGAGGCTGTCTCTCGGATGTCCCATCTCCCGTGTTCAATCTTCTCAACAAACCACTTTCCATCGTCTGTTACCTTAACGATTGAGATAGCAGACTCGTCCAGACGCTTCTTAGCGTTGGCGGCTTGTTTGGCAACTTCCTCGAATCCCGCAAGGTCAACAGCGATGTAATAGCTTCCATGTTCAGGCTTTACCCCGTATTTGATCCACTCTTCCTTGAAGATGTCCGAACCCGCATTCGTAAAAGAAGCCATAAACTCTTGCTTGAAAGCGAAGGAACTTAGGGTCTTCTTAGCGGAATCTATCTCTGCTTGGTCAATCAAGGGGTTATCAGCAGTGGTGAAGTGCCAACTCTTCCAATCAGGGTCATCCTCACTCTCACCCAACTTAAAGGTATCGTAGAACCAATTTCTCCCCTTTGGAGTGCCGATAAAGAGTGCTCTCCCCCGTTTATCAGACAAACTTGCTCGGATAACCTGTTCCCATGCTTCGGGTTTAATGTCAGCAACCTCATCGAGAACGGCATAGGTCAGCGAGACACCACGAAGGGTATCGGGTCTATCCGCACCACGAACGTATATCCTAGCCCCGTTTATCAGGGTAATGTCTAGGTTGTTAACGTGACTGCTCTGAATAACCTCTCTACCAAGGTCTAGCAATAAGTCCCAGATAATCTGTCTTGATTGCCCCATAGTGGGACTAACATAAAGAACCGCAGAGCCTTGTGGACACTTGAGTCCTTCAATCAGAAGGGTAACTGCCGCCATACGTGACTTACCGCACCTACGCCCAGCAGCCACAACCTTGAACCTCGTGGAATCCTTAAATACCTCTTGTTGCCAAGGAAGTAGAGAGAAGTTGAGATCAGCCATATTTAGCCTCTACGTCTTCAGGTTGTTCATCAACAATAATCGGTTCTTGTCCCAAACCAGTGATATTGATGGTTACGGCACTTCTCTGACTCTTGTCCTTTTCAAACAAAGAAACAGGAAGAGTCCTATCAAGACACATCTTCAGGGCTACCAATTGATGTGGATGCTCATCATTAAGGGCTATCTCAATAACCTTCTGAGCCACGTCCTTACCTCCACTCCTAATCATCAGCTCTTTAAGCTCCTTGAGACGTTGATGGTCTGTCTTAGGTAGTACAAGGGGTGGATTGTCAGCAAACCTTTGTATGGTCATCTTGACGCTTCCCTTTGGTCTTCCTCTTCCTCTTTTCAATTGTTCCATTAGTTCTCCTTGGAGTTGAATTTAGCTTTTTCTGAGGGATGGTGGCTCCACAAATATCTACACACAGACGCTACCCCCTCCCCCCCCCTGTGTTTCCATACAGCATAGGGTTTTTACCTAAGGGTTTCTACCTACGTACTTACCCTTATAGGGTTTACCCTCATGGTTATCCTTACAGTACTGTGCTTCTATACAGGCCACCCAAATGCGAATGATTCTTATTTAGATTTCATGCAAGCGTAAGAAGCGGATGCACCTAATTTGATGTACTTGAATTATTCCCGTCTATCCGTCTACTCTATCTATCCCTTACCTTGTCCCCTATTGATTGACATGGTTAGGGCTATCCCTTTTCTTTTCGGGTAGGTTAGTTACTAACCCTATGCTTTCCAGTGGGCTATCTGTTCTATATCCGATGCCATGCAAATGTTGGTAAAGGCTCAATAGGTTTTCAAAACCCTGACTAATATTGCCTTGCCCAGCACTCAATAGAATCTGCAGCTTAGGGTTATCCAGCTTTCGCCTAAATTGCACTGTATCTACCTTAGGTGGCCTTGCCATTGTCTAAACCCTGAAAACAAATAAATTAAAATAATTGTACTTTATTAGGGTTTGTCCTAATAGTTTTTTCTTTTTTTGACCCGATAATTACTTTACTTTCAAGTGAAAGTGTCAACTCTAAGGGCTTTAATATGAAATTTGCATTTATCCCAAAAGGTCAATACAAAATTGGCCAATACATTTCAGTACATGGCAAAACAATGAAAATTGTTAGCTACACACACACGGGCCGCAACGTCATTGTGGAATCATTATTTGGTGCACCAAAATTCGAACAGTTCGTTTGTATTTGCACCGATTCACCCTCACTTTAAGGGGCTAAAAATGAATGACCAATTTTTAGACTATGCCGCTGCCATTGCAATCGGTCTTATGCTTTGCATAGGTTTACTTGATTATTTTGATATTTTAGTTAAATAGTTAACATTTTTTAAAGGGCGTTACATCATGGATAAGATCACACAATCGTTAGAATCACTCAACAGGGCTAAAAACGGGGATTCGTTAGCCAATTACCAGGCAATTTTGCAAGGGTTTGCAGATAAGGGAATTGCAGCCAATGACATTATTCCCCGTGAAAACGTGTTCACCTATAACGCATGGTTAGCCCTGAATAGACAAGTTCGCAAGGGTGAAAAGGGCGTGAAAGTTGTTACATGGATACCCGCAAAGGACAAAACCAGCGAAAACAGTTTCATGCTTTGTAGGCGTTCAACTGTATTTCACATTTCACAAACTGACCCAATTCAGTAATTAGACTGTAAGCCCCTTTTTTAGGGGTTTATGGCCTAGTGTCTCACTGGGGTTTTTTCAACTTTTTTATAGGCGTTCACAATGACAAAACAGCAAATTTTAGCCTTGCAATCAATAGGCAAGGGAATAATTGAAGCTGCAAACATAGACTCTATTGGTGCACCCAGTGGCGTTATTTATAGTGCTCTCATGTCTCACGGGGCAACATTAAATCAATTCCAGCAAATAATGAGCACGTTAGAACGTCACGGGTTTTTGACTCATGATGTTGACGCAAACACCTACCATGCCACTGATGCGGGTTTACAGTGGGCTAACAAGGTTTAAGGGGCTAACATGATAACTATTTCATTACATCAAAAAACCGATAATCACGGATGGCAAACCATTAAATCATTGCCTATTGATAGCGCACAATGGTGCAAAATTGATAGAAGCTGGATTGATACTTTAATAGAATCGGGTTCTATGGTTATCACAATCGGGCACACAATGTACTCAATCGATAAAAACTAGGGTTTTACCCTATTGCCTAGGGGTTTCATACCCTTAGAATCTAATTTTTAACTCATAGGCGTTCAAATGCAAACATCATCAAACAATTTTCACTCTATGCGAGGCCATGTAGCAGATGGTTGCATCATTGTTGCACCCAGCGGCAAACAATTTACCCTCAAAAGTACTCTTAAAGGCTGGATGGTTTACGGGGCTGACAATTTGCCAATTTCAGGCCACTTACCCTCGGCCTATGATGTCGAATACTTTGTTGTTAATGGTTTACAAAACAGTTAAAAGGCTCACTATGTATAAAGAATCAGATATTGCATACGAAAAAGGCCAATTTTGGGTTTTAAACCTAGGCTCTAAGGGTTTTGAGGTTTACAAAAACGGCCTGACCCATTCCACACGATGCGCTGTTATCGGGTTTCAAGGTCAAAACGGCCTAGATCGTGCCATTGTTGAAATAGACAGACGATTAGCCGCCTAATGCTTAGACTGATAACCCTCTAATTGGGGGTTATTGGCCTAGGTGTTTCCCTAGGGTTCAATATTTTTTAAGGTTCAATATGAAAACAACTGTTTACTTTTCAGAATTCTGCGACTATTTCCACAAAATTAGACCCGATAACTTTTCTTATCAAGGTTTACGGGTTCTTTTTGACCATATAGAGGAAATAGATAACTCATGCGGTGAGGACTCAGAATTAGACGTCATTGGCCTTTGCTGTGATTTTGCTGAGTCAGACTGGCAAACTATTGCAGCGGATTATGATAGTTCTATTGAATTAGATAAAAATCAGAGTGAGGATGAGCAAAAAGCGCAAGTGCTTGATTTTTTAGCAGATCAAGGGGCTTTGATAGGTGAGACAGATAGTTCAATCGTTTATCGTCAATTCTAAGGGGCTAAAAATGACACAAATTGAAGCACTCACACAATGCCTGGTTCTTGCTTTAACTGCACCTAATGACCAAAAAGCGCAACAAGCTGCTGAATTAGCGGAACAAATAGCCCACGGGTTAACCAAAAAACAAGTAAACCAGTGCAAACAAGCTGCAATTAAATTATGGGGGTCAGAATGATATATTTTGCTTTAAGCCCTGACGGGTTATTGTGTAATTTAGGCGATCATGGGGATTGGGAGGCCGCTAGTGAAACTGAAAGCGATCTAAAAATTGATGCAATTTGGATAATTGATGAATTTGAAGCGCAAAATTGGGCATCATTTATTCAAGAGCAAATCAAAGAAACTAGAAAAGCATTAGCCGTTTTATGATCTATGCTTGTCTGGCTCTAGTTCTACGAATACTCTCAGGAAAACGATAAACCCCAAAGCCCTCTACGGAGGGTTTTTTTACGTCTGGCATAGTTGGTATGGACAAGCCCCAAAAAACGGCTCAAAACGGCTCAGAATAGCCTTCTAGGGGCATTTCCTGCGTCAATCTGCGAATGGTAACGTCAAGGGCTGCTAGTTCATCCATTTTTTTGATGCGCCATATAGCCTTAGTTCCGTGCCAGCTATTGTGACAATCACGGCATAAGGCGATCACGCAATACTGTAATTTTTGCTCAATATGGTGAGCATCCGAAATGCCTGGCTGATCGCATACTGAGCACGGCAATAACTTAACTTTCCCTATGTGTAGTCTTTGCTTTGCGCTTAGTTTGTTGTTCAAGTAGTGGCCTTTAATTCCATGCGGGCTGAGTATTGGGCGGTTCTCCAGCACTCGACCTTTGCTTGTGCGGCTGTCATTAGCCAACGATAGCGTTCTTCTATTTCAACGGCTGCCCTTATTCCTTCCAGTATTTCTACATATTCAGGGTGAGCATAAGCAAATGTGTCCTGTTTTCCAAGCACTTCAGTCCCTGCAAGGCTTTTCAGTTGTGCGTGTTTTGATCGCCTATATTCTTCTAAAAACATACGATCAGACTTAGCCTTGGCGTAAAGCGGGGCTGTTTTTATGATGAACTCTATCGCAAGTGTAGGCTCGTTCATGTTCTTTCCCTGATCGCATCCATGTGGACATACCCAGTTGAAGCATCCAAAATTTCGATTATTTCATTGCGTTCATGCTCTGCTACCAGTTTGGCAAAATGTATAAGTATCTGTTGACAAGTATCAATTTCTTCATCAGCAAACCCTGCCTGTTTTGCCATGCGGATAATGCCTTCTATGGTCATACATCCTCCTGCTTGTAGTTCAGTTTGTGATTCTGAAACCGCATTGCAGCTTCCATTTCCAATTCAGCACAAGCCTCTTGTGACATACATCCCACAATATCACGCCCAGAGAACCAGACTTCTTTGACTGATTCGTTATAGGTGGATTTGTCCTCATCCATTTCGTATTCATAGACAACTGTCACTACTTCACTACCTTGTCCGATTGTCGTGTCAAATTCCCATGTATTCATCATTAACTCCTGTTTAAAAATTAAATGTTATCAAATTGTTTATGGTTTGGAATAGGGACAAACCCTTAGTCCAAGCACTCTTTTACGCAAATATCAACGCCTGGCAGACTCGAATAAACCTTCGTAACGTGGATGTTTATGATCTGCGAATCGTCATGGTAGACAACCCCATTCATGCCATCTTCTACGCTCTTTAGAATATTGCTTGCGTCAGGCTTCTTTGTTGGTTTCTCTAACCCGTTATCAATGGCTTCTAACCGCTTTTTGGTGCATGACTTAGGAATTGGCACTCGAATGTAAAGATAAAGGCTAACAGGGGTTTCCAATGGTTCGGAAGCACCCATTGCCTCGATTGCAGAATCCTTGATTAAAGTCTCATAGGTTCTAGTTTTCTCAGGGGTGTAGGTTTGCACAAAGTTTCCCCTTTTGACATATCTAGCCCTTTGTTTGCCAACAGGGTTAGCGTCTACTTTGAAAGTCACCATAAATGTCATAGAAGTGTCCCATCTTTGATTCGGTTCATATATTCCCTTATCCTGTCTCTAGCACCAATGCCATAGATTCTTTCGGCCCTCTCAAGTCTGGCACGAATGAGATCACGATTTTTACTTCCTTCCCAATTCCGATAAAGCTCTCTTGCTTCTGCTTGCTCAAGGATTACTCTATCGCTTGGGCCTTGAATATTACGTCTGCTCCAGATCACCAGTTAACTCCAATGCTTTGTTTATCAGGTGGAGAGGGTAAGGCACTCCCTCACGCACCTTATCCAGTAGTTTCATTGCGTCTGCATGGCTCATGCGAAATCCAATGATGTTTGAGCTGTACGTTTCTTTTGAAGTTTTCCATACTCAGGGTTTAACTCACACCCAATGTACTGCCTACCAAGGTCTTGGGCTACTTGTGCGGTAGTTCCTGAACCCATGAATGGGTCTAAAACAATCCCTCCAAGTGGTGCGCCAGCAAGGATGCAGGGTTCAATCAATTCTGTTGGGAAAACGGCAAAATGTGACCCAGAGTAAGGTTTGGGATTAACTGTCCAAACACTTCTTTTGTTTTTCAGTTCAGATACTTCTATTGGCAAAGCATCTGGGTGTTCATTTCCAGTTGATACTTTCCCATCTACATTTCTCATTGCTTTTTTGGGAGAGTTGAAGCTTCTTTGCTCTCCAGCATGGATAGACTTTTCTTTTATTGATTCGCTGTCGTAATAGTATTTTGAAGATTTGCTCAACAAAAAGATGTACTCATGCGATTTAGTGCATCTGTCTTGCACCGACTCTGGCATTGGGTTTGGTTTACTCCAAATGATGTCTTGACGCAAATACCAACCATCTGCCCTCAAAGCAAAAGCAAGCATCCAAGGTATACCAATCAGGTCTTTTGTTTTCAAACCCGTATCGTGTAACTTGTCTAACTTTCTATCATTGGCTGGCATATTGTTTCTGCCCTCACGCTGATACTCAGGACTTGCTCTGGCGAAACCATTGCTGTTGCAATAGCTGTCACCAATGTTTACCCATAGAGTGCCATCGTCTTCCAGCACATCCCAAACACATCGGAACACTTCAACCATGTTTTTGATGTATTCATCAGGGGTATCTTCTAAGCCTATTTGCTCATCAATGCGTTTAGCACCGCAAAGGTGGCAGTTTGAGGATGAACCTCCTCTGTGTCCTACCTCTGGGCGCAGAACAACTGATCCCCGCTTGGGATCATTCCACTTAGTAGGCATTGAGATGGAATGTTCACAGTCAGGATCGCCTCCCTCCCATTTAGCAGTCCCGTAATCTCGCAACCCGTAATATGGTGGGCTAGTTATGCAAGTTTGAGCCTTTACGCCTTGTGATGCCCATTTACGCATAGTTTCACGGCAATCACCAAATTCAATCTTATTCATACATTTCTCCTTAACTCAGCCATTTTTGCCAACACTGCAAGCGGAATAGGTGCTGCCTTTTTCGCATCTTCTGCAATCTTCAGCAAAGCAGGGTCAGGCTCATTTGATGACGCAACAGTGAGCCTTACTTTGTCGGCAGGGTTTGGTTTAACAATCCACTCTGCTTTTAAACCTTGGCTACCTCGGCTACACCATTCAGCCAAAAACTTCTCCAAAGGCCAACCAAGTATCTTTGCTTCAGCAATAGCACCATTCAAAACAGTTTGGGTAATCGGTGCTTTCTTGCTTTTACGCAAGGCTACCCAATCATTCCAAATTTGTTGAGAAACATCTGGTGGGCAAGCAACGACAGTTGCTCTCTTCTTGTGTTCTGTGTCTTGTGTTATGTGTACTGTGTCTTGTGTAGCATTGCCTTCGGATTGCGTTCGCAATGCGTTCGCATCCTTTGGTTTACTCCATCTTGCTTTAGCAGAAGCACTTGCCTTCTGAGATTTATCGCCAACCTTCTCAATTTCCTTGTTGGCACGATGATGTATCCATCCATCCGCAGTGCGCTCAAAAAACTCTTGCAATACAGTCGCAATGCAATCGCTATGCGAACGCATCCTAATCTGTCTAGCTATTTCATTTAAGTCAAGTGGTATTGAAGATTCATGCAAATAGTACCAATCAAGCAATCGCCTGTAGGTCAAATCCTCTATCTCAGAAAGGTGCATGGTGTGACTGTTGTAGTCACCAATATTGAACTGGTAGTAGTGCATATATTCCGCTTTTTAAAACCACCCTTTGAAGGAATTGCCAGCAGGAGAAGGGTTAACTCTTTTCGGTACGCTCATGACTTCGTACCTAGCTGGATTCCATAATATCAAACTAATTCTACTTTGTAAACTCAAATAAATTGATTATTGGTAATTTCATTTGTTGGTTTTCTGCCAAACAAACGAATAGCTTGGTTGTTCATAGAAGCATATTCAGCCTTAGTGAAGATGCCTTTAGCGTTTCTGATGTCAAACGGGTTTAGCAGATCACGGGGTTCTTCTACCTTTTCAGCCTCAATCATGTGTGGCTCTAGGGTGTACTGAGAAACCCAAGACCTACCTAACTTAATTTTGCCAATTTTTAGTTTCTTCTTGTAGCTCATTTTTGTGCAACAAGCTGCAATGGATAGTCTTGGTATGCCCGTTAAATCCTCTATTTGATAGGAAGTAAGTGGGCCGTTTTGTAATGCTCTGATAACTGCTTCTTGGGTCATTTGTAAAGGTTCTCTAGGTTGATTGTTCGGTTTAGATGGAGTTCTAGCGTTCTGGCAAGCAAAGCTGTTACAGCCGCATCAAAGTCCTCTGGTTCGGTTGTATAAGCATCTGCCATTGTTTGAGAGTACCCAAGCAAGGCTTCAGCGCATCTTTTTTCAAGTATTTCAGTTTTCATGCGAGTAGCCTAACATGATAAAAAAGTTGCGTAAATTAGGGAAAACCCCTATGTAAATTCAGGAATCTGTGTGGCACATTATCGGTGTGGGCAAACAGTAACCCACGCTTAACAGGAGTAAATATGCCGATTCTTAATGGAAAAATGGTTGTAGACCTAGAAGTAGATGGAGTAGATAGCAGAGACTTTCCAGACTTCTCTGATGCCTACTTTTCAAGTGGATGCTATGAAGATGGAACACCATTGACAGAAGATGAGTTGAACAAGCTCACCGATCTGGCAGGTGATGTTCTGTGGACAATGGCTTATGAAAGTTTCCACTGATGAAAACACTATTTGAACAGTATTCTGAACATTTCTCAGACATACACTACTGCCCCTATTGCCTGGCAATCAAAGGGGATAAAATAGTTTGCTGCCAAGAAGCAGACTTTATCGAGTTCAAGGATTTATATATTGAACAACAAAAAGAAATTATTCAACAAGAGTTAAACGAAAATCAAAGGAGTTAATATGTCAATAGAAGCGTTACTTAAAAAAGATGTCAATTCTCATACAGAGAAGAAAAACAACCTGACCTACCTATCATGGGCTTGGGCATGGGCAGAAGCTCTCAAAGCTGATCCTACCGCTACCTACAAAGTAGAGATGTTTGGCGACAAGTGTTTCATGGACATAAATGGTACGGCAATGGTGTTCGTTACCGCTACCATGTTTGGCAAACCAATGACCTGTCAGTTGCCTGTGATGGACTACAGAAACAAGGCCATCCCTACTCCCGATGCGTTTGCGGTAAACACTGCCATCATGCGTTGCATGACAAAGGCTTTGAGTCTGCATGGCTTGGGTCTATACATCTATGCGGGTGAAGACTTACCTGAAGAGGGCAGATCAGTAGTGATTACACCTACTCAGGGCGCACAAGATAATATTCCTCCAGAGGAATTACAGTACTTGCAAGAGATGGCAGTCGAATTGATTGCTACCTGTGAGCAAGGTGACCCCAAGGCAGCTTGGGATAAGTTGGAAGGAGAGAACCTTGATGACCAACAGAAAATCGCCTTATGGACATTATTGCCAAGCAAAGTAAGAAGTGCTTTGAAAAAGGCTAAGGAGTTATAAATGGAAAGTGAAGACATACGCCCGATAGATTTTTTGCCTAATACATTTATCTCCAGAGATGGTCGATTATGGAGGAATGGCAAAGAAAAGAAATTTACTGTTGCAACAATTGGTTATGAAGTTGTTAGTTTTTCAAATAATGATAAAACAAAGACCTATTACAAACACCGATTGCTTCTTCATGCTTTTGTTGGCAAATGTCCAGATGGTTGCGAAGTACTGCATATCAATGGAAATAAGTTAGATAACAGGCTTGAAAACTTAAGATGGGGGACAAGAAAGGAAAATGTTGCTGATTCTATTAAGCATGGTGTAGCAACTATTGGCGCAAGAAATGGTCAGGCGCAATTAACTGTTGACATGGTTAAAGTCATTCGTCAATCTAAGTTAACAAAAGATTCTGTAGCAAAACTATCGGATCAATTCCAAGTATCTAATTCTGTAATTAGAAAAGTTTTAAATGGATTGACATATAAAGGAATATGAAAATGGAAAATAATCGACAAGAGCAGCGGAATAACAGTGGCGTACTTTTCCGCAATGACAAGCGTGAGAACGAAAAAGCTCCAAGTTATAAAGGAAATATTACTGTTGATGGCAAAGACTATTGGCTCAGTGCATGGGTCAAAGAGGGCAAGTCAGGCAAATTCATGGGGTTAGCGGTATCTCCTAAAGAAGAGTATCAGCCAAAACAAGCCCCTAAGAAGGCAAGTTTTGAAGACGAAGATTTGCCGTTTTGAGTTAATATAAACCCGAGGGGAGAGCTGTGCAAAGGATTTTCCTAGCTTGCAGACGAGCAGTTTTCCCCTCACCTAATAGGAGTTAATGATGACATTAGATAAAACATGGTTTGGTGGTGCAGTAGAGAGATTCTTTGGCTCACCAGCCTTTAAGTTAGTACGCAAAGAAGACCCTACAACGAGCCATCAGGCGGCTCAAGCAGTTGATACCACCAAGCTAGAAAGTCTTGTCTACGAGGCCATTAAAAGCCATCCAGAGGGGTGTATTTCAGACGAGATACTAGAGATGTATCCAAACTACCCATATTCCTCTATAACAGCAAGGTATCGTGCTTTGTTGGACAAGGATTTAATTGAAGTAACGGGTGTCAAACGTGGCAAATTTGGCAGAAATCAACGAGTGATGAAAGCGAAATAATGTTAGAAAAACCACCTTATTCAAAGATTAGTTACCCTTCAGTGGCAAACAAAGAATTTAAATGGTCTACAGGATCAGATGTTCAGGCACTTTGGAGAAAGCATGGATGGACTCCACCTTCAGAGAAGATGCTGCCACCACCACCTGAGAAACCTCAAGAGTTTCCTCTTCGCAGGGTGAGATAAATGGGCATCATCAGAACATGGCTCAATGACCATGAATTCATTGATAGACCAGACAGAAACGAAGTGCTTGAGGAGGTTGCCAAGGAGTTTGACAAGATGAAAGCCTTTGGTGACACAGCACAGAGTTTTGCCACTTTTGTGAGGGATATGAAGTCTTGCCCACCTTGTCATGGGAACTGTTACCAAGGCAGAAGTTGTCCTGCAAGGGACAAATGTCTAATAAGCCTATAAGCTACTTAGCCAGTAAATAAAGCCCCACATTGCTAAAGGCGTACCCTGCGTACACAATAGCCATGTGTGGGTTATCTTTCCAAAGCTGCTCACCAGCAATATAGGCGTAAATAGCCCCTGTCAAGATGATTAGCCAAGCACTCAAAATGCACCTACATCAATTACTTCACCCCTAAACTGAATCTGATTTTCTTCAAATTTATGGACGAGTTCAGGCCATAAAAGCTGACCATTGAAGAAGTTTAACACTGCAAAGCCCGATCTGTGGTTGCTAGGGTTTATCTCAGCGTAAGTAAACTGTGGGCCATCAGTCTCAGCCAAAGTCCCTGTATCTACCCCGTATCTAATGCCGTTATAGTCGTTAAATGGCGTGACTTTGAGGCTATGCAAGTGTCCAGTAACGATTGACACACCAGCGTTAACTGTATTGTTATGAGTAGCATGAACACCACCTTTGTATCGGTGCTTGATAATCACATCCTCGGTAGGCCATACCGCCCAACAGAATTCCCAATCTAGGAAATGGTCTGTCAGCTTAAAACCTAATACTTCTTTGTACTGTGGTGCGTGTTGCGCCAAACGATTGCCAAACCTAACATCGTGATTGCCCCATGTAAACAGGAGCTTTACATTATGTCGGACAGACTTTGCAATCTCCTCTATTTCGTTAAGCGCACCCTGACAAGCCTTTAATTCTTGAATAACAGTAGTTGCAGGTTGTTCAGTTACGTCATGGCGTGATATAGACGCACCATCAAACGCATCCCCGTTACAGATGATGGCTTTGGGCTTGAACTCTTGGATAGCCCATAGAAGCCCTTTAAATGCTGTTGTTCGTTGACCAGGTATGAAGTGAGCATCTGAGAAGACTATGACAGTGCCATCTAGGATGCCAAGTTCTACTTGCTTTAAAGGAGAGAAAGACTTGGGTCTGTTTTTGTTGTACAAATCCCCTCTATGGTCTTTCGCATTGAGGGTCATGTTGTATTCTTTTTCAATCCACCTTCTGCGTAAATGGACTGCCCTGTTGTTTATACCAAGGTGTTCTGCCATTCTTTGTGCAGATTGAAGTTGACCCCATAGTTGGATGAACTCTATGTCGGTACAGGTTTCATTATGTGCGCCCATTGGAATCCTTAGACAGTAACTTTTCTAAAAGGTTAATGACTCTATGCTCTTGCATTTCCACTTCATCTTGAGATGATTTAGGGTCTTGCGCCACAGTCATTAAATCGTGCAGAAACACATGAAGCAACTCATGCAAAGCAGTCTGATCCAGAGACTCAGGTGTGATCTTCTCAGCACCAAAATCACCTAGTCTGTAAGTAGCCAATCGAGCAGAAGTATTAAACTCAACAGAAGCCATAGCAGCCTTTGCTGGTTTACTTCCTTTTTCAATTCTCCAATCACCCAGACTAAGAATTTGCTGCCACTTTCTGACACTTTGTGCGAAAAGTTTTGCATCTTCTGGTGTAGGAATGTTAGGCATTTCAACACCTTATAGCAGAATTGTTACAGTTTAGTTTAAGAAGCCAACACAAGTAAAGCGTGATCTATGTGCTTTATGCGGTCTTCTAGCCCTATAAAACCACCATTTATCTTCTTTGTTAAAGTTCTGTAATCTTTGGAATCAGCATATTGATTGAGTTTGTGTGTGTCCCAAAACCATCCCGCAGTAAGAGCCGCATACATAGGAGTAGCCACCAACTCAGGTTGCATCACAAAATCTACACCTAGAGCCTGACCTGCATGGAAATAGTTTGCATGGCCTGTCAATTGGATACACCCTCGGCCTCGGAAACGATAACCATCACCAGAAGCCTCATCCCTGTTGCCCATGCGATTAGAGTAAACAGTATTGGCAATGAGCTTTGGATTTCTCTGACAAGCCTGTGCCTTGGCAGCATCAAACCTTTTAGGCCATAACTTCTGCAAAGCCTCTGCACGATAGTTCAAATTCTCTTCAAGAATCCTGAAGTTCGCACATTCATGCCCACATTGACCAATGAAAGCGGCTTTTCTAAGTGGATTGGAAATGTCAAAACGCTCAAAAGTGGCATTTAGGGCATCTACCCACTCTTCACCAATGTGAAGTTGTCGGAGTTGTTCAGCGTTTATCATTCAACAAGTCTCTCATCTGGTTATACGAGTCCACACACGCATTAAGTGCAACAGTATTCTTGTCCCCTTGGGCAACTATTTCTGCGATGGCATCGATGGTTGCTCTTTCGGCATCAGAAGCTCTGTCAGCCTGTCCATCAGATTGACTGGTTGCTTTTGTATCTCCGATGGTAGAGGAGGGATTTGAGGAGGCTTGTAGCTTACTTGTGGGGCAGAGGCGCAACTTGCCAGCACGATTGGCAGCAGCAAGGGCAGTAGTCTTTTTCTTGATAGCATCATTAGCTTCTTTCAGTTTGGCAGATTGTTGAGAAAGTTTTTCAGTCATGTTTTGCTCGATCTGACGAGCTTCTTCATTCTTTTGGGCAATGGCTATCTTCATGTCCTCATCACGTTCTAGCCATCCATAGTGGTGTCCAACTTGGTATGTACCAAAGAGAGATACCAAAGCACCCACAATTAACCAAGGTAAAGGTAACATTACTCAGCCTCTTTTCTTGCGTTAGCTAATTCTTCACGCTCATAGTCGTCTTCTAAGTGGTCAGGAGGCGTAGTGGGAGGAGGGCCAGGTGTCCAAGATTCATCCAACTCTGGGTTCTTCCAAACAGGCATAGCACCGAATGGTTGAGAGGGCAAACCATACGCAGATTGCGGAGAGGCATAGGAAGACCCATAGGAAGGGTTAAAACCGCCACCTCCATAGCCCATTGGTTGACACGTTGGTGGAGGATTAAACGCTCTGGCGGCACTAGACATAGCCCGTTTACCAATAACGCCACCGATACCGCCCACGATCAGCAGAACAATGTCGTTCAGCATCTTTGTATAGGCTTGGTCAATCGGGGCCATGCTTTTGATCGGTTGAGTGACAAAAGTGACTGAATAAAGCAAAGCAGCAACAATAAATGTGAGAATAAGTGTGACTGCAATCACAACAAACGCCCAAATTCTTACCTCGATTTCGTCAGTTGTTAACTTTTGTTTCTGGTTGTACATCATTGATTTTTTTCTCCAAGATAGGGGCAACCAAGTACTCAGGGCAAGTTTGAGTGAATTGGCATCTAGGTTTCTGACATGGTTCAGCATGGAAGTTATCAGGGTTTTGGCAAAAATAGCGATATTTTTCATCACAACCATGTAGCATAAAAGCTACAAATACAAGTAAGTACTTCATTTACCAAGACCAACCTTTCCAAGTAGAAGATTGACAATTCTGTCAGACAGATCATCAGGTAAGAACTTCAGAAAACCTAAGAAGTACAAAGCCACTACCCCGTAAACGAAGATTTTTAAGCATAAGTCAAAGGTCTTTTGATACTCATTCATCGACCACATCTACGAGTAGTTGCACAGAATTCCATCAATTCATTCACACCGACAAACACTAGAAACAAAACAAAGAATATCCCACCTATTGCCAAACCAATCTCTAGTTGTTCTTGTTCTTTCTGTTTGGCTTTCTTTTCCGCTGCCTTTAATGCACTTATCTCTTTGGCATCTGCCAAGTCCATCTCTGCTTGACGAGCCTTAATCTTCTGCCAAACATCAATCTTGCCTGTCTGCATGAAGAGCATCTTTAACTCTTCTTCAAACGCCCTAGCCTGTTCTAAAGCCATCTCAATTTGCAAAGCCGTACCCATGTTCGAGCCTTTGCCAGACTGTTTAGCCTGAAGCATAGCTTTGGTAGCTACAGACTTAGCGTCAAATAGCTTACCAATCATGGGCGCAAGTGAGCCTAAGTCATTGGCAACATTAGCTGCCTTCTTGACCATCGAGATAGCTGACTGTATGCCAGCTAGAGCCGTAATAGGATCGATCACTTCTTTCTCTCCCACTTGAGACAGACTACTTTGCGATTGTAAACATCGCCAGTCCAAGTCCATTTAATACATCGGTACTCTATGGTTGCCGCCAAGAGAAAGGCGATCACGGAAATGCCCAAACAATAATATAACTACAGAAAATTACAAAACAAAGAAGAAGGGCTGCTACTGAAATAGCAAACAGCCCGTCTTTCATTACCTTCTCTCAGAAAGGTTGTACTGACCAACAGCACTTGGTGCAATTACTGAACCAATTGGAGCAGATTGTTGAGAAAGCATACCGCCTACACGCTGTAGTAATTCTGGACGTTGACGCAACAACATATCAATTGCCGCCTGTCCACTAGGGCTATAGGCGGGGGGAATAATACCAACCGCTGGAATAGCAACTTGAGGCTGAGATAACAATCCAAATCCACCAACAGCAGAAGCCGCAATACGACCCTCTAAGGTTGATCTAGCAGTGTCGCCAAGAACTTGGACTGCCGCATCGGATATTTCTTGTCCTTTTGCACGACCCTTTGCAAACGATGTTTTGCGTCTTGTTTGGTCTTGTTGTCGAACAGCAGTAGAAAACTGTTTTGGCGTAAACACACCATTGTCAGCACCAGAATTAGCCGCAGCTACATTGATGACAGACAAATCACTATAAGCACTATCAATCCTACGCAACTTAGATGTTTGCTTAGGATTTTGGAAGTAAAGCTCTTTCTTGATAGCTCCAAGAACATCAGTTAAAGCCTCTCCAACCTCACGCTCAGATGCCGTAGCACTGTTGGCATAGTTGCTTGCTTTCTTGCGTAAATCAGACTCAATGCCTTTGTAGGTTTGACCATCAATCTTTTGACCTGCAAATTTACCAAATACTACATCATTCAATGTTTCTGTAATCTGCTGTCTTTGGTTTGAATCTAGGCTTTTAGCCTTAGACAAAGCACCAAGAATATTGCTTGTGGTTGCAAAGTCCAAGTCAAATGACATTTTGGATAAAACATCATCGTATTTCTTAGATACTTCATCAGAAGCATAAGCAATTGCATCACGACCGACAACTTCAGCAGGCAACTTGTCATCAACCTTCTGTAGTGCTTTATTAATTACGCCTTTGTTAAAATCAAACAAGACTCGTTGTCTAGCATTCTCAATGCTTGAGCCAATCAAAGGCAAGTTCTGAGCAAATTCTTCTAATGTCTTAAATTGTCCGCCAAGGGTTTGACCCGTTGTTGGCGTAATTCCAAGATCACGCATTGTTTGCTCTGCTTTGGAGACTAATGGGTTAAGAACACGACCCGCACCCGCAACTACCTTTTCACCAATAGGGCCAGTAACTCCACCTAAAGCCACTTGTTCAGCCTTCTGCTCACCAAATGTACCTTCGCCAACTACAGGTTGCATAGCACCGCCAACAGCACCACCAGCCACTGCTTGACCAACATTAGATAAGCCTCTAGCCCTAGCTAATTGAGCCACACGAGCCGCAGGTACAAGACTTGCAGGGTTTAGGATATTGCCGCCCAATCGTGCCACATCAAATCCAGAGCTACCCTGAGCCTCACGTTGAGCTTGATATGCTTGCTCTTCAGCCTTAGCCATCTCATCAAGACGCCTTGCCTCTTCAGAGAAGTATTGGCTAACAGGATTAGGCGTTGTTCCACCTAGGCTTGTGATACCCGCTAAAGCACGAGGAAGCAATTGAGCAACACCAGTGATAGGGTCTTTTAAACCCATCAAGAATCCAGATGAAGGAGGTGTAGCTTGTGGTTGAGCAGTTTGGGGTTGTAAAGAACTTTTGATTCTCGCTAACGCCTCATCTTGACTTAATCCATCAGGCAACTCATAAGAAACACCTTTGTATTCATAAATCGTAGCCATGATTATTTATCCTTCAATTTGATGGGATTTTGAGGAGAACCAAGAGGTGCATTTATTGGTGCTGTTGATAAAGGCTCATTTTTACCAGCAGAACTTACTTGTTTTTGCAGTCGCTCAATGTTGTTCCTTGTTTTTCTTTCAGCACTTTCTAAAACACGCAACATTGCTTTTGGCTCCATTCTTAAATCGCCAGCAACAACTTTTTGTAAATATTTCAACTCTTCGTTAGAGTCATTGCCACCAAACTGTTGCAATCTAGGAATAACAATTTCACCAATGTTTGCCATAAATACTTCAGTATTTTCAACCTTTTGTGGGCTTCCAATACCAGTAAATTTAGCAACAAATTGCTTTTCAGGGCCATAAGCACCAGCATAGATGCCCTGATTGACAATTTTGATAGCATCATCAAATGCAGTCTTTAAGGAAAACTGACTTTCAATGTTGGCTAGATTAGTTCCAATTACTTCACTTGCCTTTTTAGCTGCCGCACCAGTATCAACATTAATGCCACCAATAGTGACATTGCCAGTTCCTTTACCAACTCCTTCAACCTTTTTAGTTGCGTATTCAAGCATACGTTTTTGGAAGGGTTCAGTGCCTGGTATCAAGCCCGCATCAATCAATGTCTTGGCAAACTCAGAGTATTTTTGTGTATCTGGGCCTTTATAGATTTCTGCACCAGTAGTTGTGTCTACCAAAGCGTTACCAACAACAGCAGTTCTCTTAGATTTATCATCTAACTTGTCTAACTCAGCTAATTGTGTTGTGAGTATGCGACTTGCACGAGTAATTTCTGGTGTAGGTTCTTGCATTCTAAGTTGGTCAAGCTGATCTGTTATGCGAGCCTTCTCATTAGCAATTACAATTTCTTTTGGAACTGCTTGTTGACGCTCACGAGTAGCTTGAGCCAAAGATGCCTGACCTGCCGCTTGCCGCTGTTGAATCAAAGCCATCTCACTTTGCGCTTGACGAGCATATTGAGCCAAAGCCATAGCACCTTGTTGATCTCCCATCTGTGCCAACATTTGAGCACCTTTTAAGATCGACTCAGGGTTAGTCTGGTCTATCTGTTGGGCAATAGAGTTTCTAGCACTAATTATCTTCAGTTGTGGGTCTTCTATGCCCATAGCACCACCCAAAGCACCAGCAAAGCCTTTAGCACCCGCATAGGTCATTGCCGCACCACGAGCCGCAGGGTCTAGTTGAGCAAGGGTAATACCTTCTTGCAAAGCACTTCTACGTTGCTGTTCACCATACATTTCGGGGCTTAGACCGAACAGACTAGCTACAATATTTTCTGCCATGATGTGTCCTTATCCGTAAATGTCTTGGATCATTCTGTTAAAACCTGCGTCACCTGTTCCGTATGCACTAAAATCTAATGCACTTGTTGCTTGATTGCCAAACAATCCACTAACCACTTGACCAAATACAGGATTAGCGGCTAAACCACCTAAAGCAGTTGAATAAGGATTAGTAGTAGCGGCTTGACCTGTTGCCAAACCAGCACTTAATCTAGCACCCTCTAAGCCCAAAGTACCCATTCTTCCACCAGCCGTTGAGGATGTTTGACCAAGACCTGCACTCAAAGTAAATGGTTGTTGTCCTGCCGCTTCCAAAGCCTGAGCCTGACCCATTGCAGTCGTATAAGGTGCATAAGCGGCTTGCTGACCTGAATAGTACTGACCAAGATTCTGAGCACCTTGGTTGTAAAGAGATGTGCCAAGTGCCAATCTCTGTTGTTCAAGGGCTTGCTGTTTAGCCAATGTATCAATACCGAATGCTTGACCTTGCATTCCAAGTTGTTGACCAGTACCAAACAATCCCGCACCGAATTGAACTTGTTGCTGACCCGCTTGTTGAGCACCAGCCGCCAATTGAAGTTCTTGTTGAGCACGAGCGTTATACAAAGCCTGTAGTTCAGGAGTCGTAGCACCCAAAGTGCCGCCTTGAGCCACAGAAAGACCACCACGACCTTGTTGTTGGAGTCTGTTTTGCAGATTAGCTAACTCTAGTTCACGACCAGGTTGCAACAAAGCCATCTGTTGATTGAGATAGTTCTGAGCAACTTGTTCTGGAGATTGTGCAATGTACTGACTTCCAAGAGAAGTAAGCATTTTGCTCTCAGGAGACTGAGCAAGATATTGAGATGCAATTTGAGCCAAGCGAGGATCATTTTGAGCATTCAAATAACCTTGACCCAAACCAAACAATTTTTGTGCGCTTGTTTGCAAAGGAGCAAATTGGGCTTGTGCTTGTTCTGCTTGAGTTAAACCTTGGTTTGACAAAGCAACAAATCGGTCTTGTTGAGCTTTAGCTTCAGGGCTTAGTGTGTACCCTGCGCTTGTCAACTGACCTGTTATTGGATCGACTTGGAACTGTGAAGTACCAAAACGAGTAGTCATTCCTATTGGACGGAACTGAGCCGCAGTCTTAGCCGCAGCAGTCTCAGCATCAATCCTTTGTTGGGCAGCAAGAGCCGCTTCACGAGAAGTCTGTTGTTGGAGAAGACCTGCCGCAGTAGTAGTACCAGTATTTACTAAATTAGCTACGTTTGCAGGAGTAATAAGACTCGAAATAACTGGAGCAGCTATCGCACTTACAACTGGAGGAATAACCGCAGGAGGAACAGCTGTTGGAGTAACTGCTGTTGGAGTAACTGCGGCAGGGGGAACAGCTGCTGGAGGCACTGCGGTAGGAGGAGCAACGGCAACTGGAGGAGCAGCAGTAACAATAGGAGGTGTTAGCAAGCCAGGTACAGTTGCTGGTGGTGTACCAGCTAAAGCACCACCACCTATAGCTACATCTGTAGTAGTTAATGCCGCAATTTCAGCCGCTGTTAATGGTGCAAAAGCTCCTAGACCTCCACCGCCTATTGCTAAGTCTCCCGCAGTTAAAGATGCAATTTCAGCCGCAGTTAAACCAGTAGTACCAACAGTAGCCGCAGTTCCTGCACCACCGCTAAATAATCCACTAGCACCACCAGCCACACCTAAGATAGCCGCTTGAACAACTGGGTCTTTAAGTGCATCTACTATGCCACCAAAAAATGAAAGTTCTTTTTTGGTTTTAGTTGTATTGATAAACTCACCTGTAGGTGAATAGTTTTGAACATCAGTACCAACAGGAAGTTTGTCGTTTACACCACCAGTAGTTTTGTATATGTTAATACTCTCAAGTGGGCCAAGTTGATTATCTTCGCCCGATTGCATATATGCATAATTGCCTTGAATCCAAGTATCACCAAGCAATACTGCCTGATCCCTAGGAAGTAATGGTGAAATTCTGGCAATAACGTCTTTTAGTGGAAGACCTGTAGCAGTCGAGAGTTGATTAGGAGAAATCCCGTTCTTTCTCATAGCCGCGAAAATATCGGCATCACTAATGCCTGGATTTAATGTTAGAAAATCTACAATTTCTTTATTTGTCACGGCCATGATATTTATTCCTCTTCTTTAGGCACTTGTGCCTCTGCTTGCTCTTTTATCTTAACGATAAGAGGCCACACGCCACTAGACGATGGGAGGTTTCCCAATGTCTGCAAAACAAAGCTAATCTCGTTAACGTCTAGTTCTAGCTTCATGCTTGACCCCAAGGTGTGCCAGATGCGCTAACAGGATTCTTCTTAGCTTCAATCTGAGCCGCTAAAGCAGTTTCAGTCGCAGTCTTATCAACTGTTTCCCAGACCCAATTTAAAACTGTTGCTTCTGTCAAATCCGCATAAGGGACATTGACAGTTCCATCTGACCAACCACAAGTTGAATAGATAGAGGCTGTGTGTTCTCCATCTACTGCTGTGGCTTGCCAGTGGGCTGTCGTTACAAAGCCATCTGCTGTTTTGCGGTCAAGTTGGGAGATAGTCCAGTTGTATGCGGTTGTCATATTGTTTCCTTTTAAAATCTGTTAAATCCATTATGGAATTTAGTTCTAGCTTCTGAAGCTACAAGTTCTGCTAATTCTAAATCTTTGAAATATCCAGTAAAAGCAGTTTTTCTGTTTGCCATAACTTTTACAAAATATCTATTAGTTTTTGCGTACCAAGTAACATTTGGAATACCTGTAATATTGTTTTTTCTTATTTTGCAATTGTGAGAGTTTTGCAATTTAGTTACTTCACGCAAATTCTCAATTTTGTTGTTATGAATGTTTCCATCAATATGGTCAATACATTCTGGAACATACCCATGTTGCATTAAAAAAACAACTTGATGAACTAAAAATCTATGCTCTTTATATCGGCCTCTGAGATACGGCTCTTTCGTTCCATTTGTACCGCCAACAGTATCCCCAATACGCTTACGCATTGCAGGTCTAACTTTCCAAAGCAAAATACCATCCTTGTACTCAAACAAGCGGTGTGCTTCTTCTTGTGTCAAGGTCATGTTAGTTTCCTTTTAAAGATTAGCGGCATCCAAACGTGCCTTGAGTGATTCAATTATTGCTTGTTGTTCTTGAATGGCTTTGACAAGAGTTGGAATCAATGTTTCATGGTTGATGTTTTTGTATTCAATACCATCTGCACCAGCTTTTGATGTGCTTACACATTCTGGAAAAACAGTTTCAAACTCTTGGGCAATAAAACCAGCAACATCTTTTTTGTCTTGGCCTTTACCTTCTTTCCAATCAAAGCGTCTTGGTTGTAATGCCATGATTGAGTTAAGACCAGTATCAAGGTCACGCACGTTTTCTTTAAGTCGTTGGTCAGAAATAGCAGAAATGGTAATTGATGTGGCAAAAATAGTTCCACCCATTCCTACATAGAAACGATATGCGCTTGCACCAGTTGAATACAAATCAAATTGTGTCGTTGCATCGGTTGATTCTGCCCTAGTGCCTTGAATCAAACCTGTTGGAAACATTCTTGAGCCGACAGTAGTTCCCGCATTTGTCGTAGTTCCTACAAGCCATTCACCCGCTGACGTTATTCTGGCTCGTTCTGCGTTGCTAGAGCTTCCATAGGTTGAAAAACGTAGTGAATAAGCACCAGCGCCATCTCGCACATTAGTAACGCTACCTGTTGGAATTGAACTAGAAGCCAAACCAATAAAGTCTATGTTTGCACCAGTTCCAGTTGAGTCTGATGCGTTCTGGACTGTTAGTTGAGTGGCAATAGCACCAGCAGATGTGGCAACAAAATGCGCTTTTGTAACTGGTGCAGTTGTACCAATACCCAAATTCCCACTTGCATCCAGAGTCATCGCCTGAGTAAAGGAGATGGTGTTCCCTGCTGTGCCTGATGGGGCTGTGTAGAACTTATGCGTTCCAGAGTCTTGCAAGTACCTAGTTGCTTCCGCTGTAGCAATATATTTATATTCTCCTGCTGTATTCAAATAAGCGTTTGATGTAGTGCTAATGTAAGGCTCGAAATTTGAACGGCCTTCTATTGCACCACCAGAGCCAACTTGAATAGCCCTGCTAGTTGAAAACCAAGCACTCGGAGTAACTCCCAAACCCAAATTAGTTCCGTCAAAACTTAATGCAGAGCCAGTAGCCAATGCACTAGAACTAGATGCGTAAACCACACCGCCTGATGTGAATGATGTTAGGTTTGTACCGCCATTGGCAGTAGGTAAAGTTCCTGTCACTCCAGTTGTTAGGGGTAGACCAGTTGCATTAGTCAATGTTGCGCTTGTTGGTGTTCCCAATACTGGTGTCACCAATGTCGGAGAAGTCGCAAAGACAGCAGAGCCTGTTCCTGTTTCATCAGTTAAGGCAGCCGCTAAGTTTGCACTACTAGGAGTCGCTAAAAAGGTTGCTACACCTGTTCCCAATCCTGATACACCTGTACCGATAGGAAGCCCTGTAGCGTTCGTTAAAGTGCCACTTGAAGGAGTGCCTAAGACTCCACCATTAACCACTGGAGCACCAGTTGAGCCAACATTAACAGCTAACGATGTAGCCACACCCGTACCCAAACCACTCACACCTGTAGAGATTGGCAAACCAGTTAGATTGGTTGCTGTACCAGAAGAAGGAGTTCCCAATACTGGAGTAACAAGTGTTGGCGAGTTTGACAACACTACTGAGCCTGTGCCTGTAGAGCTAGTTACACCAGTACCACCATTAGCTACCGCTAAAGTGCCTGTGATGTCAGCAGTTGAAAGACTTACAGCATCCCAAGTAGCATTAGTGCCATCAGTCTGAAGGTACTTATTAGCGTTGCTTGTTTGGCTAGGCAATAGGTTGTTCAGAGCACCTGCGGCTGTAGAAGCACCTGTACCGCCATCAGCAACCGCTAAATCTGTAATGCCAGTAATCGTTCCACCTGTAATTGCGGCAGAAGCATTGTCTGTCTTTGTCGCAATAGCAGTGGCAATGTTGTTGTACTCAGTATCAATCTCAGTACCTCGGACGACCTTAAGTGGATCACCAGGAGAGAGGTTATCTTTAGTAGCGAAATTGGTACTTTTTGTGTAGTTACTCATGATATTTTCCCGTTCTTAGATTGAATTTCAATCTTCTGAATTGACAGTTGAGTGCCGTTGATAGTGGTTTCGTAACCTGTTTGAACAACCTTGCCAGCACCAGATGCGTTCACATCCAATGTTTTAATCAAGAGTCCACCAGAGTATTCAGCTATTCCATACTCAGCAAGGCCGTACTCATAGTTCTGTTGTGTAGGAATAAAAGCATTGCCTGACAAATAATTGGCAGCAAAGTCAAAGCCCCACTTAATCGTCACAAACTGGTTAGATCCACCAATGATGATTGTCTTAATTCTCTTAAGAATAGAAATCTGATTCTCATTACCAAGGTCTGCATGGTTGGTAAAGTAGCTCAATCGGTAGGTAGAAGTGTTATCTAAGAAAGTTCCATACTTTCCTATAAAGCCTCGTTTACCAATATACAAGTCACCATTTCTTAGAGAGTACAAGGCTGTTGGTGTAATTGAATCCCACTTGGTTACTCTAAAAGCCCCATCTTGCAATTGCATCTTTGTATCAAAACAATAGACGCTTGCTGATATTGGTAGTGACAACAAGTAAAAAGCATTCTTCTCTGAGTAAACAGACTTCACATTGGCTAAAGTCTCTCCCGCCACAGAAGTTGTTAAATCTGAGCGAACATTTTTAGACAAGTCTCTAAGGGGTGCAGACTTCTCTTGGATTGTCCTCATCAAAGAACGAACACCTGAGTCCGACAAAAAGATTACATCTGTGCCAATTGACTGAATGGTGTCTCTAGCAATACACCCAATAGAGCCTACTGTGTCTGATAGGACAAGAGAAGCGGGAGTAGAAGCACCAGAGTAGACAAGAATCTGCCTCTTGCCAAAGATGAAAAAGAAGTCATTGTGAGCCGCTAGACCCATCACTTCATCAGAACCATTAGGCCATACCCTAGAAACATTCAGAGTTCCTGAAGTACCACCACCCCACACATGGCCTGCAATCAGATCAGAGAAGCTAATAGTTACCTTGTCTGTAGCAGTATTAGCCACCCACAAGCGACCAAACGCTGAGATAGCAATGTTGGCTTGCGGAACAGTACCAACATAGCCTGACTTCTCAGATACCCGTCTAAATGTTGTTGAGCTTACAGCGGGATCAAAGATGAGTGGATCGTGACCAGTTTGGAAGAAATAAGCAATGCCATTCAAAGATGCACACTGCCAGTTATTTGCCGTAATGGTAGGGGCAGAACCACCACCACCATAGGTCAACTCAGTCACTACATTAGAAGTGCCGAATTTGAATAACTTGTTGTTTCCCGAAAACAAAACAGTCAAAGTGCCATCAGTTTGAACTAACTCATGGATCACACCCACATCGTTAGAGCCTAGATTTCCTGATGAAGAATTAACAAGCGAGAAACCTTCTCTTGAGCCAATACGACCAAATTGGTCAATGACACAATTAACAGCAGTTAAAGCAAAGCCAGAAGATAAATCTAAGGGCGAGTCTTGCGTGTTCAGGCCAAAAAAGCCTGGTGCGCTAATGCTTTGACTTTGTAGAGGAGATGCCATTAGACCGCCACAAAGTTATCTTCAGGGTAACGAGTGCTTTCCAATGCAATAGCGTCAGATAGCATTCCACGGAACAAAGCATAAGCCTCATTAGAAGCAGTGCCTCCGTCCTCACCACGCTCAATCAAACCACGAGCATAAGCACTTTGAGTCACCAAATAGTCCAATACTTTGACTGAAGTGCCATCAGCAGACAGATTAGCCTGTGGGACAGTTACATCAAACTTGAGTGTATAGACACCATCAGGAACGGGGAACAAATCAATCTTTGTGTCGCCATTGTTATCTACACCACTAAAGCAAAACTCTGAAGGAATAGACTGTGAAGGTGTACCAAAGTTGAGTTTGCGGTTCATGTCCGCAACAGTAGTGTTATCTAAGGTAATAACACTGGTAGTGTTAATAGCATCATTGATACGAAACTTCTGACCCGCACCTGTCAAAGCGTATGAGCTTGTGCCAGAAGTAGTAGTAACTGTAATTGTTTGTCCTAAGACATTCCAATTATAGGAATCTTCAATCTGACGCTTGGCATCATTGACAAACTTGCCAATCAATGCGGAATAGTTTGTTTCTGAGACTGTAGAAACATTAGTCTCACGCAAACGGGTGAGAACATCATTGACAAGTTCTAAGTAGGTCATGTTCTTTGTGCTCCCTGAACCTCAAATGTTGCAATAAAACTGAATGAACTTGCACTTTGAGTAGTAATTTGAATTCTATCGCCTTCTTCTAAAACGATATAAGCATTGCCATCAAACTGGAGGTATTGCTTTGAAGTAAAGTCGTAGTTAGTAAGAATATCCAAGGTTGTGGCAGCACTTGCGTCATACCACTGAACAGTAATATGCTTAGTCGAGCCACCAGTGTTGTGAATGTACATCACAGTAAACTTGGCGTAATAACCCGTAGGAACTGTATAAACAGTTGTCAGCGTATTTGCTGTTGGGTTAATTCCGACTGATACTGGTCTCACTTCATATTCCTCTTAGAGATCGCTTTAGCCTTAGCCTTTGCGTCTTCCTTGGACGTTGCGCCCCAAGCTCTAAGAGAAAGTAAAAGTCGGGTAGGCTTTCCATCTTTCATCTCAGCGCCAGGCATATTGCCCATTCGTGCTAAAAAGGATGCCCTACGAGGGTTATCTCCCGACTTAACTGGTGGTTTTAAATTGCCACCTGTTTCTGCATTATACGATGCTCTTCCTTTGGCATTCAAGCCCCCCTTGGGGTTTTTTCCTTCTTTTGTTTGCCAAACAGGAGATTTCATTTCTTCTTTGCGGTCTTAGCCGCAGCCTTAAATGCCGCCTCAGTAGGAGCGCCTTTAGAACCAACCTTACGCATCTTTTCCTTAGAACCCGCTTTGATGCGTTCTTGTTTGGCATTGATGTTAGCGTAGAGACCTTGTTTCATTTCTTACCCTTTGGTTTAGACATACCCGCTTCGGATAAAGCAATAGCCAAAGCCTGTTTTGGATTAGTAACGACCTTTTTATT